TACAATTAATGGCGAAGAACATAATTTTGAAGATCTAACCGAGCAGCAACAGTCTATTGTCAACCACATTGCTGATTTGGACAAGAAGCTAGGAAGCCTACGCTTTAACATGGATCAGCTAAACGTAGGCCGCGAAGCGTTTATAAATATGCTTTCAACGTCATTAGCTGGCATACCAGAAGACGCAGGCTGACGTGATTGGTGAGATTGTCCTGGCATTGCAAGCTGTTAATTCCCTCGCGAGCGCGGTCTCTGAAAGTGCAGGCCATGCCAGTACGCTGGGCGGCATAGTTGGTAAGCTGACCAAGACGAATGAAGCCATCCAGACTGCCGAAGCGCACCACCATGGTCGCATGTCCCAAAAAGAGGCTTTGGATATTGCTTTGGCTAAGAAACGCACCCAGACCATCCAGACCCAGATAAGAGACCATCTAATGCTCGCTGGCTTAACTGACGTTTTGCAGGACATGGATCGGATCATGAGTGAAAGCAGAATCCAACATGAGAAGGACATGGCTGCCTTAAAAAGGAAACGAGCCGCTAACAGGAAGCTCTTGGGGGAGATAGGCCAGATCATTGGTATTTTTTCCACGATCGCTGGGGCGGCCCTCGCCGCTGTCTGGGCTTGGTTCAAGTTTAAATTCAAATGATATTCGGAAATTGCCGATACCGAAGAGGTGAACGAGGAGTTGCGTAGTGTTACGAGGTAAACTTTATGAATTCCCCCAATAATTTGTGGAATAAAATAACCGCTATAGTTGCAGTGGCTTCAATGTGTTTTGCAATTATGACGGTGTACGTTACGTTTGTAGCGGAGGACGCCGCAGAAGATGCGGTAGAGGTGGCAGTAAAGCCAGTGGCCCAGACAGTGAGCCAGAACACCATTACTATTGCGATCTTAGAAACGCGGCTCACGGCTATCGATGACCAACTGCAAGAAAACAATTCCGTGATGTCGCAAATTATGAAGCGTTTGCCCCCGGAAAAATTCTGGGAGGCGGGACGGTGAAATTAATCTGCTGCTTCAATATTCCCAGCGGTTCAGGTTAAGGAGGTGGCTGTGATAGGAGGCATCGTAGGGAGCTTGGTTGGCCCGATTACCGGATTGCTTGATAAGGTAGTCGAAGATAAAGATAAAAAGGCCCAGTTGGCGCATGAAATTGGGACTATGGCGGAAAAACATGGGCAGGAAATTGCCCTAGCGCAGATTGCGTTAAACACCGCTGATGCTAAAGGAAACTTCTTCCAATCATCTTGGAGGCCCTTATGTGGGCACGTTTGTGTGCTTGGCTTAGCCGTCAATTTTTTAATATCCCCCATAGCAGCCGGATTTGGAGTAGAAGTTCCACAAGCCGATATGAGTGTGATGATGCCCGTCCTAATGGGTATGTTGGGTCTGGGCGGTCTTAGATCATTCGAGAAAACGAAAGGCGTAGCAAAATGAGTTTTAAGTTATCACAACGTAGTCGAGACAGGTTAGAAGGTGTAGATGTCGGGTTAATCGCGGTCATTGACTATGCTATCGCCGTTACAAAAGTCGATTTTGGTGTAATTTGTGGTCTCCGAACCATTGAAGAACAACGAGAACTTGTTACTAAAGGTGCAAGTAAGACCATGAAATCTAAGCATATTGATGGACATGCTGTAGACCTTATGGCTTATATCGGATCAAGGGGTTCGTGGGAATTAAATTTATACGATGACCTTGCAGATGCCATGAAAGAGGGCGCTGAAGCCGCTGGAGTTGGAATTCGTTGGGGTGCCGCGTGGCATATCCCAGACACCCGCGAGTGGGATGGTACAATGGAAGAAGCTATGAATGCGTACGTAGACTTACGTCGTAGCCAAGGCAAACGGCCTTTTATTGATGGCCCTCACTTTGAATTGGCGGTGTAGTATGAAAACTACCGTAGAAGCTAGAGATATTGAAGATGGCGTAGAACCAAAGCATACGGTGCACGTTGTGTGTGCGCACTGTGGATACGATCTTGATGAAGCCGAACTTGAAGCAGATACTTGTTCTGACTGCGGCGAGACGCTAAACCTAAAGCAGCACGTAGCTATAGAAGTCACTACACTGCCTCCTATCTTTGGCGAAAGTATGTAGGTGGATTATGGCTCTAAAGAAGTTAGTATTTAAACCCGGTATCAACCGAGAAGTAACGCGCTACACCGATGAAGCGGGCTGGTACGAGTGTGATAAAGTACGCTTCAGACAGGGCTTTCCCGAAAAGATAGGTGGTTGGCAACGTATCTCAGGAACTTCGTTTCTGGGGGTGTGCCGATCTTTATGGAATTGGGTTACTTTAGGTAGTATTAATCTTATTGGCGTTGGTACGCACCTCAAGTTCTATTTAGAGCAAGGTGGTGGGTACAATGACATTACGCCTATCCGTAGTACCACCGCTGCGGGAGACGTGACGTTTGCTGCTACTAACGGGTCAGCAACTCTGACTATTACTGATGCAGGTTATGGCGCTCGTGAAAATGATTTTGTTACTTTTAGTGGCGCTGTATCACTAGGCGGTAACATAACAGCCGATGTGCTAAACGCTGAGTACCAGATCGTAACAGTCCCCGATGCAAACACATACACTATTACTGCTACAGCCACAGCCAACGCATCAGATACAGGCACTGGTGGGTCATCAGTAGTCGGTGCGTACCAGATACGTACTGGAGAGCCGTATGAAGTCCCACTTTCTGGCTGGAGTGGCGGCACATGGGGTGCTGGTGTATGGGGTACGGGTGGTGTTTCTACCGAAGCTATACGTCTATGGAGCCAAGCTAACTTTGGTGAAGACCTAGTATTTGGCCCTCGTGGGGGTGATATTTTCTACTGGGATGCTACAAATGGGGTAAATACACGTGGTGTTTACTTGTCATCTCTTGGTGGTGCGTCTAATGTACCTACTTCGCAGAATTTGATTTTAGTATCAGATATAAACCGTTTTGTGTTTTGTTTTGGTACTAATGATGTTGGCAGTGCTACAGTTGATCCAATGCTCATCCGTTGGTCTGATCAAGAAGATGTAGCACAGTGGACGCCAGCATCTACAAACCAAGCGGGGTCCTTGAGATTATCACGGGGAACTGAGATAGTCGCGGCTAAACAAGCACGTCAAGAGGTCCTCGTTTGGACCAACTCTTCGCTGTATTCACTACAGTACCAAGGTGCACCTGCTGTATGGGGCGCTCAGTTGGTTGGAGATAACATATCTATTGCTTCTCAAAACACTGTAGCTTTTGCCAGTGGTGTGGCTTTCTGGATGGGTAAAGATAAGTTCTATATGTATGATGGGCGTAGCCAACCGCTCCCATGCAACGTGCGTCGTTACGTGTTTGAAGACTTTAATACGTTGCAGTATGACCAAGTATTTGCGGGTACAAACGAGGCGTTCCATGAAGTATGGTGGTTCTATTGCTCCGCAGATAGTGAAATGGTAGACAAGTATGTGGTGTTTAATTACTTAGATCAAACATGGTACTACGGCACTCTAGCTCGTACAGCGTGGCTTGACTCTGGCTTGCGTGATTTTCCTTTGGCAGCAACGTACAGCTATAACCTCGTAAACCACGAACAAGGTACGGATGACAACCAAACAGGTACTCCTGCACCAATTGCAGCGACTATTACCTCTGGACAGTTTGATATAGATGATGGAGACAGGTTTGTGTTTGTATGGCGCATTATGCCTGATGTTACATTTGAAGGGTCTACTGCCGCTTCTCCTAGCGCTACAATGACGTTACTCCCCCTTGCAAACTCAGGATCAGGCTACAACAGCCCGTATTCCGAAGGAGGTAGTGCAACCGGTACGGTAACACGTACGGCTACAGTGCCTATTGAGCAGTTTACAGGACAAGTAAATACACGCGTGCGTGGACGACAGATGTCGATAGAGATGGCGTCCACTGAGCTTGGAGTTAAATGGCAACTTGGGTCTCCTAGAGTAGACATGCGCCCTGACGGGAGGCGCTAATGGTTAATAACATTGAGCGTACAGAACCGCCTGCCTTACCTCTAGCGCCTGAAGAGTATCAACGCCCGTTTATGGACCAAAACAGCAATGTTTTGCGGTTGTTTTTTAACCGTTTTATTAATTCACTTGACAACTTATTTAGCGTCGAAAACGGGGGTAAATTCCTCTATATGCCTCGCGGTGCCTTTTATAGCGCACAAGATCAAACTGCCTCTAATGTTAACACGGGGTACGCAGTGACGTTTAATAATACGGTATACAGTAGTGGGGTCACACTCTCTAACAATAGCCGAGTAAACGTCCAAAATTCTGGCACGTACAAGTTTGATGTGACACTACAATTAGAACATAACAACTCCAGTGAGACTTCTGTAACTGTGTGGGAACAGAAAAATGGCTCTGCAATAGCGTATTCGGGGCATATGTTTGATGTAAAAGGCAACGACGATTACGTTATACACTGGGGGTTTACTGTCGATTTAACCGCAGATGATTACATAGAAATTTACTGGGCAACTGGAGACACACAGCTAAACTTGCATACAGAGGCGGCAACATCACCTCACCCCGGTGTGCCATCGGCCTCCATTGATATATCATTTGTTAGCAACTCATAGTGTGTGTTTGCCTAATGTAACGTATCGTCTATACTGGTTGGACCCTATAACAGGAGCGAACCATGACCTTTGATTTTTTAGAATTGTTTAACGCTATCGGTGCAGCGTTAAAAGTAGTCACTAATGACTTCATACCTGCCGAATCCCTTGAAACTCCGATAACTGAAGATGTAACTAATCTTGACAGTTTAGATGTAACACTAACTTTCTTTGTATTTGGAGAGGCTTATGGCA